ACGATCTGGTGAAACAGGTGGTTCCTCCCGTACGGCCTTATAAGATCGTCAGCCATGAGGAAATACCTTCCGACCGTACCTGGCGCAATGCATGGGTTATGGATTTTGAGCCTGATGGGGTGGCTTAATGATTAAAGTAGACATAGACCGGGCGAAGGTTATCGCCCACAACATCCGGAGAGAAGAGCGAGCCAAGGAGTTCGCCCCTCTGGATGACCTGATTGCCAAACAGATCCCAGGCTTTGAGCAGGCCGAGGCCAAGCGTCAAGCCATCCGTGAGAAGTACGCCAAGGTGCAGGACGACATTGACGCCGTGACCGATGTAGCTGGCCTCAATGCGGCGATGGCCTCGCTATGAGCGAGGAATACTACGAAGGCCCAGAAAGGCGCAAAAGGCCGGTTCTGTCGGACGAAGAGATAGAGCATATCGCCACTAAAGCGGCTGAGATTGCCGTAGCAAAAATGACCACCGAGGTGTATGCCTCTGTGGGCAAGAGCGTGGTGCAGAAGGCGTTTTGGCTGATCGGCGCAGTAACCACGGCCCTGGTGATCGGAAACGTGTCATTAAAGGAACTTTTGAAATGAAAGAGTTTGTTAAAGCCCGTTTAAAAGAGCCTTCCACTTGGAGGGGTATCATCCTGCTGTTGACCGCTGCTGGTGTTCCGATTGCCCCCCAAATGGGTGAGGCTATTATCTGCGTAGGGCTGGCCTTGGCTGGCGGGGTAGGGGTGGTGACCCCTGACAAGAAATGAAACCCCTATACGACATCGTAAAGCGGTTTGAGGGATGCAAGTTAAAAGCGTATAGATGCCCCGCAGGGGTGTGGACGTGTGGTTGGGGTGCTACGGGCCCTGATGTCACCGAGAACACCGTGTGGACGCAACAGCAGGCCGATGAGAGGCTGGAGAAGGATCTGGAACGGTTTATCACCGGAGTCCTGAGAACCAGCCCCATCCTCAAGGGCCAAACCAACCGGCTATCTGCTGTGGTCAGCTTTGCCTACAACACGGGCATGGGTGCCTATCAGAAGTCGACGATGCGTAAGAAGATCGACGCCCAGGACTATGCCGGGGCGCAGGCTGAGTTCAGCAGGTGGACTAAGGCTGGCGGTCGGGAGTTGCCTGGTCTGGTCAGGCGTCGTCAGGCTGAGGCTGACCTGTTCGGATCATAGATCCTTCCAATACAGGTAGATCAGACCGGTGAGCGTGCAGAGTATCAGCAGCCCGCCGGCTGTTAAGTCTGTGTCGGTCATAGATCAAAGAGAGTCTGCAACTCCCTCCGCAACGGCAGCACATCGAGATCTGGGTGTCGGTCAGCCAGTAGCTCCAAGTAGCGCAGTGCACCCCTAGCCTGTTTGTGGGTTTGACAGGAGTTGATGACCTTCCATGCCTTCTGTATCAGTTCGTTCATTCCTGCCTCCTTGCTCGAATCAACTTGCTCAATTCGCTCGAATCACAAATCCACTCCTCTCCAAACTCGTCCACCAACCTGGCGCACTCTTCCCGCTCATGCGCCGCTACCAGTGCGGCGAAGCGTTCGATTTGTTCCATTGTTACCGGGACGGTAAGACTTGTTTTGACCGGACGCCAATCCGGTTTGTTATCAGGCTCTGCCCAATGAATGTAAAGACCTGACCAGCCAGCCTCTTGCGCCAGCTTTTCTAGCTTGTTGCGTGTCATTCCTGCCCCCTTGCTCGGATTAGTCCAGCACACTTTAACGCCATCATGTTTTGCGTAGACTGCTCAACTTCAATTCGCGCTGGATGCCTCATAACCGCCATGTTTTGTTGAGCCTCGCACACCTTCGCACACTCCTCCCGCTCATGCGCGGCCACTAGTCCAGCGAACTTTTCAAGCGCCTCAAGAAAATCCTGAAACCGCTTTAATTCCTTGTCGCTTAGCAAAAATGTTGTGCGCTGTTTTGCCTGCTGGCCGTACAGATCAAAAATCTTTGCGGCTTTTGCCATCTTTTCTAGCTTGTCGCGTGTCATTTCTTACTCCTTACAATTACATCGATCATCTTCTTGGCCCTTTCCAACTGGTCAACCCCGTTGCCGGTAAGCCAACTGGACATGTAGTCGAGGACAATCTTTCCGTCCTCGATGACAACCACGCAGACCTTTGACGCTGGAGTGTAGTGCTCGCCCGTGTTGCCATTACTGGCAATAATGTCGGCACGTTCCTCGTCAAACAGGGACATCTGCTTCTCTTCTGGATGCCAGCAGCCCCCGCCGCACTCACCTACTGGATAGTTGCATAGGGGGACAGTACATATCTTGTTATACATTGTACAACCTTATTTGTGTTTTGCAAGGCGGTATTGTTTGACGGCGTTTCGTAGACCGGCCTGCGTGGCGGCCTTCTCGTCCAGTGCCAGTGCCTGCGCTTGATCAAGGGTGTCACGCATCAGCAACCTGTGGCAGATAACAGGCACTCCCTGACCCTGTCGGCGCACTCGGGCGTTGAACTGGTCATACAAGTCAAGGGACCAGTTTAGACCGTACCAGACGAGTATGTGGCCGTTCTTTTGCAGTCCGTCGATCCCGTGACCCATGCTGGCGGGATGGCCGATCATCAGAGCGCAGTCACCCGACTTCCAGCGAGTCATGGCGTTGACCAGTGAGGCCTCAGACTTGCACTCGGTCAGGTTGATCGGGTCGAGGTGCTTGAACTTCTCCATGATCCTCTGGGCGTCCGACCGATAGGCGTAAGCACAGAGCACAGGTGACCCCTGAGCCTCGTCCAGGATCTCTTCCAAAGCTTCCAGCTTCATGTCATGGATCGGTTCCCAGAGAGGCATCCCTGGGATCGGGTAGACCGCACCATTGGAGAACTGCAGGCACTTGTTGGTCAGCGCCGCTTGGTTGAACACCTCGATGTCGGTACCGCTGTCGAGGGTCAGGAAGAACTCTTCCTCCAACTGCTCGTACATCCCGCGCAACTCGCTGGGCATCTCGATCTCGATGTTGTTGACCATAAGATCCGGCAACGGGTTGTAGTCCTCGGCAGACATCTCTAGGGTGATGTCCCCGATCAACCGCTTGATACCGTCCTCGGTGTCCCGGTAGGCGATGTCCTTTCGTCCGTCTTCAGCTTTCTTGTACCACTGAGTCATGAACGCGGTTTTGAACTTGCCCAGGCGATACCCTGAGTCCACTACCAGATACTGACCATGGAGATCCTTGTAACCATTGCTGGCGGGCGTCCCGGTCAATCCTGTGCGCCATATGAAATAGTCCAGTACGTTCTCGTTTCGCTTACCGGAGAACCAAGCGTTGACGCGGTTGGTGGTGGAGTTCTTCATCTTGCTGATCTCATCCCAGACAACTCCGTTAAAAGGCAACGGCTTGTTCTTGTTGATGAAATAAGTCTGCATCGTCTCAGCCAACCACTTCATGTTCTCATAGTTGATCAGGTAGACATGGGCAGGGCGCAGGAGAGCACGGGTACGCTGGTCCTTGGTACCTGTGACCATGCTGAACTTGAGGTGCTTGGTATGCTCCCACTTCTCAGCCTCTTGCCGCCAAACCAGACGGCACACCCTGATCGGGGCGACGATGATCACCCCAGTCAGGTAGCCAGTCTTGATCAGGTGCGCGATGCTGGTGAGCGTGACAACCGTCTTGCCCAGCCCCATGTCGAGCCAGAGCATCGAGTGGGGATGGGAGCACTGGAAGTTGACAGCTTTCTTCTGGTAATCATGCAGTAAGTTGGGCGTTAGCATGTTTGGTCACCATCAAATCAATTACAAGTTTACCTTTTACAACGTCATCAATTACGAACACGTTTACGCCTTGAGCCTGGAGCCTTTCATGTTCCCTAGCCTGCGCTGGCGTCGGCGACTCACCGGATCGCTTGAACTCAATAAAGAACACCATGCCTTTAGGAGTAATAAACATACGATCAGGCACAGCCATTCGCTGAGGAGAAGTAAACTTGTACACAAGGTATCCCAGTTCTTTCGCATGGTCGCACACTCGTTTTTCAATCTGTTTTTCTAGCATAATCCAAGCACCAGTTTTTCGACTTCTTTGATGTAATATTCGTAGTCCACAGGCAACGTCGCATCATTGATGTCGTTGCATACCTGTACGTTCCAGCCAGACTCGACGGCGATCTTGCGCCACTCGGTCTTGCCTTTGAGGGGCGGCATCCACTTGATCAGCGGCTTGCCTTCTTTGGCGATGTAATAGCGGCTGATGTTCTGTACCTTGCCATCGCCCCACTGGAGGTAGCTTGACCGAGGTACCTTGGTGCGGAGCATGAAGTCCATCTTGTCGGGCCACTCCATTACCGTCTTGCGGATCGGTGCACCCTCAACGAGTACCTTCTCAGCGACCTTGGGGATCACCAGACCGCCAGCGTTCTGATGCCAGCCGATGACATACTCATAGGCTCCTCTGCGCTTCACAGACCCGTCTGTCTTCACTGCGAGATAGTTGTTCACATCCCGAATACACATGGTCTGGTATGTGACATCCTCCAGTTGTAACTTGGTCAGCTTCTCCCACCACACACGTCTGTCGTCTACTGCCATTTCTTGACTGCGCGGTACACGCACCGTCAGACCGTCAGTGTTGATCTGGATGAGTTCAAGGTCGTCAATCTCCATCAACGACTCTGCCAACATACACAGTAGCAACTGCCCATTAAGCGTGGTCTTCATAGTGAACAGCGGGTCATAAAACACAGAGAACTGATTGTTAGAATCACCATATACGCCGTTAAGAGCCAGCTTAAGCATCGCGTTTTCAGCAGACTTTTTGTCGTATTGTTTTCGTTGTTCATAGAGGTTCTTGTAGATAGTGCAGAAGGTTTTGCCGAGGTGTTCGGGGTAGAACTCGTTGGCGATAGCGACATTGGGGTAGTAACTGGACACATCGAGGTCGATGATCACATGGTTGTCGTCAGACTCAATGATGCGCGACTCGACTGACCCGTGAATACCGCCAAGGCCAAACACGAAATCAAGTCCGTCGATAGTAGCCACAAGGTCTTTGAACACACCCTTGGTCTCGGTGATTTGCTGTTGCTTGAGCCAGTTGAGCACCCGCTTGAACTCACGCAGGTCGAAGTCAATCCATGGCAGGATGGCGTCAGCCAGACGGATCACAGGGCGCTTGGTCTGTCTGGGTGTGCGACCCTTGGTGCCGTAGTCGTAGCAGGCGACACCGGCCTCCTCCAGCTTCATCACGAAGTAGTCTTTACCGATCTTCGTGTCGTTGTGGTTCATGAAGTCGCGCTGATACTTCGCAGATAGCTCTTGGCGAAATCTGAGCATGTCCAGCGACTTCTTGTAGAACTGTTTTGTCTGCTTTACATCATGCAGGTTGTATTGACGGAGCGTATCCATTTGAGCGCTTTCAAGCGGTGTCCCCGGCGCGAAGGGCAGATCCTCAATTGTCTCGGATCGCATGTTGAATTCGAGGGCCTTGAGGCTGGTAGATCTCGCCTTGTTATCAAAGTGATGGATCTTGAAAAGGTCGATCTGCTCGATGTATCGATCACCCGGATAGACTTGATGCGTCCACCGGTCGTCCAGGTCCTGCGCCGCAAAGATTGCCTGCGCTTTCTGATAAAGCGTATTCGCATCGGAGCGTCCCATTTTGATGAACTGATGTAGTACAGGATAGTCGAAGCCGAGGTTGTTGAACCCGATCAGCTTGGCATTGGTCGCCTGGAGGTAGTGTAGGAAGTCGATCAGCGCCTTGCTGTCGTTGCGTCTGTCGCTGATCTCGAACATCAGTTGGATGGGGATCTCAACGTGCTCAAAGGCTGCGAGGAAGCAGTTGGGGAATGTCTCGATGTCGTAGATGTAGTCGTCGCTCATTACCTTTACCTTACAAAGTAGTGCCTGTTTTTAACGTGGGCAGGCTCCACGATCCGTCGTCCAGATGGCGCTGAGGACGGATTAGCCTTGAAGGAACGGAGGCAGACCGGGGATCATCGCGGCAGGGGCAGCAGCAGGAGCCGCAGCCACTGGCTTGAACATGGGGCTGACATCTGCAGCGCCCTCACCGAATGCCTTGTCGTCGCCGGCAAACTGGATGGCAACCAAGTCAGCCCGCACACCGCGGCCATACTGGTTCTCCTGCAGCCATGGTTTGATCGCCACGTTTACCCGGCAACCGCCGTACATGCGACGAGTGATCGCCTGGTACGCCATGGTGTTGGCAGAGTCTACCGGGTTGCCATCGTCCTGGATCGCCTGGGGAGGGGTGTCCCTGCCGCAAGTGATGTAGACGTGACCCGCGTAGCCGTCATAGGGCTGGAAGGTCTTCTTGTTGACCTTCTCCTCACCGCGACCATAGCAGCGCAACTTGCGTTCAGCCTGCACCATCTGCATGACGGGCTGGGCGTGTTCACCCCACTTCTGCAGGGCCATCTCACCGTAGCGCTTCATGAACTGCTGGAAGCCGGGATGGTCTGGCAGCATCAGCAACTCACAGTTGTAAGAGATGCGCTCCTTTCCCGTCATTTCGTTCTTCTGGCGCTGTGGCTCAGCCAGGTGGGGGAAAGACAGGCGAACATTGGACAGATAAATAACATCGGACATAACACTGACTCCTGATTACTTTAATTACACAATTTGCCAATCTTCAGACAAAATATCCGATTGACTTGCGACCCATGGTACAACCTCACCATCTACCGTTTTCATATCAATATGTGAACGATAGTTAATTTGCGTACCTTCAGGATAAACCCCCAACAACGGGGGACGATTGACGTTAAAAATTGATCCGGGCACTAAGAATAAAAACATTCCTTTTCCGTTCCAGCCCGTACGAGTGACTTTTTTCCCATCTTTTAACGCAATAACCGCATCACCAAAATTCATAACACTGACTCCTGATTACCGTAACCAAGCCGGAAGTTCCGGCTCACTTTTTACCGCGCTAAACAGTGGGGCGGCGTCCACAGTGACAGCCGGACGGCTATCGCTTTCTGGTGCAACGGTCAACTTCCCGGCCATCTTGGTGATGTACTCGCTCAGTCTGTCCAGTTGCTTCTTGCTCAGTTGCTTCTTCGTACCATCGCGCTTTTCCCACGACAGCTTCTCGGCCTTGGCAGGCGTGACCAGCTTGGTCTCGTAGATCGCAGCCTTGGGAATACCCATCTGGATCAGCTTCTCGGCCATCTCGTCCTCGCCGAAGGCCCAGACGCGGCTACCGCGACCATGGACCAGCTTGAGGCCTGGGATGGCCTGGCCTGCCTCGAGGCGGCGCTTGGCTTCCTCTTCGACGCTCTCCAGCATCTGGCGCAGCAGGGGTGCTGCTTCCAGGATCTGACGGATCTGGTCTGCGTCCATCGTGGCAGGGTCTTTGTTGGCGCTCTGCTGCGCCATGTCCATCGGACTGGTCGTTGGTGTGAACATTACATTAACCTCACTCATTACCTTGTTTGCCAGTGCGGCACATCCACCCTTGGCGCGGCACCACTTGCACTGCAGTTCACCGGGGATCAGCGGTGCGTCCGGTGCAGAGGCGTTCGCCAGTTCTGCAGCTAACTTTCCTACCACGTCGTCGAGGATGTACTTGACCGGTACTTCCCTGATGGTGATCGGGTCCAATCCCTTCAGTGCAAGTTTGGGCTGCACGACGGTCATACGCACTGTATGGACCGGATACTCAAGATTAATCGGTATCCGGTATTTTGCCAGTGCTCCGACCGCATATTGTTCCAATTGGTCTTTGGCGTCGGTGGGCTGGATGCCGTCCTTGTAGTCGATCAACTCAAGCACACCGCCGCCGATGATCTGCACGTCCACTGTGCCGCCAGCACCCTTGCGACCAATCAGGAACTCAGGTTCGACCCGAGTCTCCGACAGCACCTCGCACATCCCACCATGGGCTTCCACCCGCTGGCGGATGTATTCGATGGCGACCTGGACCCGCTCAGATCGATCAGCATCAACTACGAACTGACCCTCATGGTCTTCCAGGGTGATGCCTACCATGTTGCGAGGACTGATCAGGTTGCCCTTGATGCAGTGCTCCAGCAGGGTATGGGTATGCGTACCATCAACCGCAGCGGGGCCAGACGGCCCCTCTGGGTACTTAGCCTGCTCACGGATCGAACCGGGGCAGTGACCGAACTGGTGACGCTTAGATGGGCTGAACTGGTCATGCGCCATTTTTCAGCTTCTCCATCCGGCGGTAGAGTTCAGGGTAGTCAGACGCTGGAACATCGTTGATGTGCTGGTGACCCATCGCCAGGATCTCAGCCTGCATCTCAGCACCACGCGACCCGAGAGTGCGATACACCTCGGTCACATACCCCACCATGCCCTTGAAGTCGTTGAACGGGCAGGCCGGTGCCGGAGGTACCACTGGCAACTCGAAGGTCGGCAGTGCAGGCATGACCGGTGCCGCAGGTGCAGCCACTGGTGCGGGGGCAGGCTGTTCCACAACTGGTGCAGGAACTGGCGCAGGTTGTGCCACAACAGGCGGTGGAACCACTACGGGTTCAGGTTCTTTTTTGCACACAACCGGCTCGGGCTGTGCTACACCTTTTGAGCCAGCAGCTTCGATTACGGTAACAAGCTTCTCGATAACGGTAACGAGGTTATCAATTTTCTGTTCTAACGACATATAACGATTCCTTACTAGGGTTTGGGTACATTACGAGGCGGTCATCGATAAAGGCATCGATGATCTCACGGAGGACATCCGACGGTTTCCCGTACTTGTTTGCCCGGTCCATGAAATTCTGGTGGGTGGTCTTGTTCACACGGATAGTGATGTAAGTGTCGAGTGCAGTGCTCATAAGTTTTTCTCCGTTTGCTGCTGGAATAGTATCACGATTATGATACATTGCAATACATTCGTCGCACAAAATGAGAACAACATGAGTACACAGTCAGTGCAGCAGCACCCAGCATCAGTAGACGCCTACATCAGACACGGATGGAAACTCGTCCCGATACCACCAGGGACCAAAGGACCGAGAGCGTTTGGGTGGAACAAGCCTGATCAGAACCTCACATCCCAATCAGATCTCCCTGCAGGCTGGGGTATCGGTCTTGCCCATGCCTGGTCGAGCACGATGGCATTGGACATCGATAACTGGGAAGAAGCGGTCCAGTTGCTGGCCGAGGCTGGTGTCGATCTGGCTGCATACTACGCAGCCCCTGACGCGGTGATTATAGACAGTGGCCGGGAGAACAGAGGAAAACTCCTGTTTCAGATGCCGGAAGGTTACGCCCTTGCCAGCAAGAAAATCGTCGGAGCGCAAGGGGCAATCTACGAATTACGCTGTGCGACATCAGCCAATCTCACTGTGCAAGACGTCCTACCTCCCACCATCCACCCCGATACCAAACAGCCCTACCGCTGGGCAGGCCTTGGTCACTGGACCCGCCTGCCGATGATCCCTACCCCACTGCTGACCCTGTGGGAGAAGATGATCACCCAAGAGAAGCAGCACAACATCCCCGTCAGCAACACCATCGATGCGTCATGGAGCGAGATCCGTCAGGCCCTTGAGCACATTGACCCCTCATGCGGCTACCAGGAGTGGATCACCGCGGGCATGGCGCTGCACTGGGCAGGGACGCACACCGGTGCTGTGGATCAGGCACTGATCCTCTGGAACGAGTGGAGCCAAGGGAGTGACAAGTACCCCGGTGAGCGTGCCATCTTCAGCCACTGGACCTCGTTCAAGCCAGACAAGGCCAACTCCGTCAAACTCGGAACACTGTTCCACACGGCCAAGCGCTACGGCTGGACCCGTCCGACCCCCGATGTCAGTGGCATGTTCCAGTCCGTACAGTCCAAAACACCCGTGACCATGCTGCACTCGTGGCGTCCTGCCATGCCGGACATGGATCTGTCCCTGTGGCCCAGGACGCTTGCTTTGCGCGCTGAGCAGGTTGCCGAGTCGGTTGGATGTGATCCACTGGTTCCGCTGTTCGCAGGCCTGGGAGCGATCTGTGGGGTTGTGGATGCACGGATCAGGCTGGAGTTGATGCCAGGGTTCAAAGTGCCACCCATCCTGTGGCTCATGACTCTCGGTGAGCCGGCTGATAAAAAGTCCCCCGGCAGTCGTCCCATGATGTCCATTTTGAAGACGCTGGAGATGGAAGACCACCCGCGCCACAAGAAGGTCCTGCTGGAGTGGGAGGGCAAAGAGGCAGCGTATGCCGCGGCCAAGAAGGAATTCCTTACTTGGTCGGCAAGCCCCGAGGCTCTGCTGGACTCGCAGGCCCCCATGGTCCCTGACCTGCCACCGGCCCCTGTCGCGCTCAAGATCACCGTGTCCGACATTACCAGTCAGAAGCTGGTCCGGTCTGCCTCTGAGCGCCCCAGAGGGCTTTTGTGCTATCTGGACGAGATGAACAGCTGGGTGCGGAAGATGACCGACCGCAACGGTGGCGAGGACCGCTCGGCATGGGTTGTCAGTTACGAGTCGGAACGCTACGAGATGGACCGCGTGGGTGCAGGCTCGATCCACTGCGAGAACCTGGCCGTGTCGGTCTATGGGAACATCCAGCCCACTGTGTTCTACAACAGCCTGAGTTCGCTGGCGGCTGATGGCCTGCTGCAGCGCTTCATCCCTGGTGTGCTGAACCCTGACTACACCAAGCGTGGCGAGCCGATCCCAGCCAGTCAGTCCAATCAGGAGAAGTGGGAGAACATGGTCAGGCTGATCTACTCCCTGCCCATCCAGACCTACCGGCTGTCGTTTGAGGCGTTCTTTGCCTTCCGTGATTTCCAGACTTGGTACGAGGAGGCCAAGAGGCGTGAGCGTCTGGTGCGTAGCAGTGACGTGTTCATGACGGCCTTCGGGAAGCTGGAGGGGACGACCGGACGGTTGATCCTGCTGTTCCACCTCATGGAGTCGCCATTTTCCCCAGAGGTCAGTCTGGACGTGGTGGAGCGTGCGATTGGCGTGGTCAAGGGGTATGTGATCCCTGCCTACCGGTACTCGTTCGGAGAGGCCCAGGGTATGAGCAACTTCGACCGCTGGATTACGGACTATATTATCCAATACGCCGATGAGACGACGGTGACGCTCTCGCAGGTCAAGCGGTCTGCGAGGCGACCACTGGAGAATGCCAATGCCAGTGGATGGGAAGCGGATCAGGTGATCCTCAACTCTATGTTCGTCCTGGAGAAGGCCAACTGGATAAAACGGATGGACGATGGATCGCAGGAGCACCGCGGGATTGCACAGTGGGCGATCAATCCAGCGATCATCGAAGAGTTCAAGGAGTATCGTCAGGCGGTGATCAAGGCCAAGCAGCACATGGTCGATACGATTTACGAAAGACAACCAGTCAGAACACCAAAAAGAAACGCGCATGGGAGCGATCAGTATGAAGTGGGGTGAGATTCCGTTCCAGTATGGTGACCGCCTGGTGGAGATTTCCACCAGCACTGCCGTGACCAAAAAGGAAAAAGAAAGGCAGGAGATCCGGGCATTGACGGAAGAATATCTCCGCGCCAACAAGATTACGGTGATCCCCTATGGCGTGAGAACTGATCCTCCGAAAGCATTTTCCTGAAATTCAAATTTCAAAATTTGAAAATTTCAAAAATTTTGGGGGGATCTCCCTTAAAGCACCTTGACCAAATTCACCAATAGGGAAGGACGGACGGACCTCGGCCTCGCGGGCGCGGCATGCGCCCAGGGACGGCGTGGACGCGGGTACGCTGGCGCGTGCGCCCTAGTGCCGCGGGCAGGATAATCCCCCTAGTGGGGGATTATCTCAATTCTCATATCTTCGATTATTTCCTCATATGGTGTTCCGAGTATTTGGTCCAGGATATCTTGAATCCCTTCCTTCAAGTATTCCAGCGATTCAATTTCTGCTATCGCCAGTTCTGTGTTTTCCCATACTGCCACCAGTGTCGTCATCGTTTTCCCCTTTCGTTGTGTTGATAGGGTAAGTGTATAACGCTTGTTGCACACTGTCAATACATTATTTGAAAAAATTTAGGGGGACTTGCGTCCCCCTTGTTTCATCCGAATAACGCTACCAGGAAAGCGCTTATCAGTATCCCCAGGATAAACGTTAACATTCCCCTTCCCCTTCCTCGTCAATCCACAAATCCCGGTCCAGGTATCCTTCCTGCGTGATCATAAGGTACCGTTCCGCCTCAGCGTGTTCTCGTTCCAGGTATCGCCCGATAACGTCCACACCATCAATATAAGCACAGTACAAAACCCAAACGGTCATATAGTCCCCCTTAATTCGGTTCTAGGTGTCGGCGATCCTTCCGGATCAGATTGCACACAAGCGCGCCTTTTTCCTCGTCCACGCCTTCCCACAGTATCCTGGCAAATTGTCCATCGATAGCGGTAACAGTACCGACAGCAAAGGGGAAAAACCCGGTATATGCGCCGATAGACTGGCAGAATTTGCGAGAAAACATTACCCGGTCACCTACAGTTATTGTCTTCATGCTGCGTTACCCCGATAGAATATTGCTTCAGCTTTACGCTTGCGTACCCCATGAGCGCGAAAACCGACAATAACAGTCCGGTCTTGACGCTGGCATAGTCCACAGTCTAGGCAAGTGATATCGTCCCTGGACTGTGCCGGGCAGACTATGACAGTCCGTCCCGCGGGCGTGGTTTGCTTTTCTGGCGCGTTCTCGGGCAATACGGTGACCACTGGCGCTATCCCGAGTTCGGATAGTTGGTCGGCATTGTGCAAGTCGTTCGCCGATAGATTGATCGTAAAACCGTTTCGATTCGCCCAGTAAATGGCGCGGGTGTTCTCGATGTTATCGAGCACTGGTTTGTGCGTATAGGTGAATCCACGCTTGCCGCGGTTCGCCCGTACCAGGCTGTCCAGCGCTTGCCGGTCTATCCTGTTCCCCTTCCCGGGCAAATCACCCGCCTGTGCATGGCGCCATAGTTGGTCCGCGGGCAATGCCCGCACCATGCGCGTATAGTCTATCCATGTTCCCCCGCGTGTGCCTTCCGTGACTCTACGCCAGTGAATCGCCAACGGTCCCCCATCAGCGTAACAGCCTTGTTTTTTGAACGGGCAAACATCCGGGCAAGTGTCGGCACTTACAGTCGATACGGGGATTGGACCTGTTTTCTCGTTTCCGCTTTTAAGCGTGAAGTGTACAGTGTGCATTTACATTACCTTACGTTACAGTTTACAGAACAACGAAAGGGGGACAATAGTCCCCCTGGTTTGCTATGGTGGTTTAGTAGGTCAATCCCATCATGACGATTGATTCCCGCCCGTAGAGTCTATCCTCCCCACAGTGTGGGCAAGTGTAGCGTTTCGCGTCCGGTTCCACGCCATCGCTTGTGTCGTCCCCACACGCTAGGCAAAACCCACCATGCTCCGGGATTGTCATCAGATAGGCCATGGATGGGCGCCATGCCATTGTGCCAGCTCGCGTTTTGTAGTGTTGCTTATGTTTCACAATCCCATCCCCCTTTATCGTTCACGCACCACACGCGCTCATAGGTGAGCGTGTGCTCGTGCTCGTGCGCATAAAATGCTTTCCAGATTTGTTGCCATGCTTTGCTACCACGCTTTTCCGCTTCCCGGATTGCGCCAGTGTGCGTGCGGTATCCCTTGCGATTCCCGACAATGCGGTTTTGACAATCGTAGATATAGAACATAATCATTCTCCCCTTTTGCGCGCCGATACGCGAACAGTGTGAAACGGTTCACCAGTTGTCGTATGGGCGGTGATTAATTGCCTACTAGGATTGAACCGCATTGCAATCGTTTGCCAGTCGATTTTCTCGCGTCCCTGGCAATAACTGATACTGGCGCGGTGATCAGTCCCCACGACAGCGCTTTCACCACTATCAATCAGGATTTGCTTGTATTCCTTTTCCAGTTTTTCGAGTTCGGCAATCTGCGCCTTGACCATTGCCAGTCTATCAACCACGAAACTAATCGGATTAGTTATTGCGTTCATTTACTGTTACCTCACTGTTTACGTTACTTACTCAAAACCCGGTCAAGCACACTACCAGGATCAGTCCCATAGTTGCGCCGACCATCAAACATCCAATGCCTTCAAGTATTTTCTGCTCCATTGTGTTCCCTCCTGGTTTGTTGTGCTTACAGAGTAAGCGTATAACTAATGTTGCACAGTGTCAATGCATAGTTGACCAAAAGTAATGTTTTGGGTGACTGTGACAAATTGACTGAAAACGGGGATATGGATTCTGGGAAAATCAAAATTGAGGCAAAATTAAAAAAATGGGATTTTTTGGTCTTTCTGCGTGCCGCATTGTCACAGATACCCCCTGGAGCCCGCGCCATTCCTGGGCTGCAGCGTTTACCCCCCTTTTGCACCATTTGTCACAGGTGACCCCGACCCCATCAATTGACCCCCCCTTCCAGGTCCCCCAGGATTCCCCTGGCGCGTGTGCTTTTCTGTCCAAGTGTGACAATGTGACGGAATTCCTCATAATCGGACAAGCGTACCATTTGCCGCGGGACACGCAAAAAAGCATAAAATTGTGTTGACACTGTGTCGCAATCGTTATACAATTACCCTATCAGAACAGGAAAGGGGATTCACACGAACCAGCGACACCAGACACACAGACACACTCACGCCGGTGTCCACGCGACTCAGGGAAGCCCTGATCCGGGGACAGGTAGCCCGTGGGCGCTTGCCTGCCAGACCCTGGGGGCGGGTGGGGCCGAACGGGGGCGGGGTGTTGTTGTAGTATCCCCCCAGACACAATTTTTATTTTTTCACGGAAAAATGACCCAAAGTTTTCCCCAAATTCCTCAAATTCCCCCAACTGTCCCCAAGCACCCTGGGATGCGACAGATTGACTGGAAATTGTGCTACACTGACAAACGATCCATAAATTCGACCAATCTGACCCATAATCTCAGTCAGTCCATCACTGGTATTCACACTGGAATAATCAAATGGAAAACGCGCTACCTTCATGGTTGTCTGCACCGGACCCAGAACCGGTCAAAGTGTCACAGCAGACCAAGGAACTCATCCTGCTTCAGTATGAGAATGTGTTCATGCGGGTGATCTCGGAGATCGCCAAGGGCAAAACACTGGCACATATCCTCAACACAGAGGATCGCCAGATCGACTACAACGACTTCTACCGATGGCTCAAGAAGGACCCATCTCGACTGGAGTTGTACAGAGAAGCGCAGGAACTGCGTACTGAGTTCTTCGCTGGCGAGATCGTACAGATTGCCGATGGCGATGACGTGGAGGATGTCCATCGTTCACGCCTTCGTATCGAGACCCGACGCTGGCTCATGGGCGTTCACAACAAGAAGCGCTATGGTGAGACCAAGACGATCGAGATGAACACCAACATCTCTATTACTGACGCCCTGGCGCAGGCACAGCAGCGCGTACTGGCGAGGGAGATGCAGGAGGTTATTGAGGGCGAGGTGGTCGACTCTGATTCGTCTGATTCACATGGGGAGTACCGCTAGTGCAGAAGCCTAAATATAGTCCCCAGGAAGAGCAAAAGCTGATGGCGACACTCTGGTCACCCATGATCAAGGACGATCCCGAGGCGTTCGTGTTGTTCGCGTTCCCTTGGGGGCAAGAGGGGACACCCCTGGCGCACTTCAAGGGACCACGGGTGTGGCAGCGGAAAGTGTTGAGGCAGATCCGCGAACACCTCCAGAAGAACCAGGGCAAGCTGGACATGATGGAGATGATGCGCCTGGCGAGGTCCTCTGGTCGTGGGATAGGTAAGTCTGCACTGGTCAGTTGGTTGATCCTGTGGATGCTGAGCACGAGGATCGGGTCCAGTGTGATCATCTCGGCCAACACGGAAGCGCAGTTGAGGAAGGTGACCTGGGGTGAGTTGGTCAAGTGGGTCGCCATGCTGATCAACAGTCACTGGTGGGAGCCGACAGCGACGACGTTGACCCCTGCCCAGTGGCTGACCGAGTTGGTCGAGCGGGACCTCAAGATGGGTACTCGACAGTGGGGCGCGGACGGCAAGCTGTGGAGTGAAGAGAACCCTGACGGCTACGCGGGTAACCACAACCACAATGGTATGATGGTCATATTCGACGAGGCCAGCGGTATACCCGACTCGATTTGGTCGGTAGCCGCGGGGTACTTTACCGAGCCGATACTGGACCGGTACTGGTTCGCGTTCAGTAACCCCCGGCGTAACCAGGGGTACTTCTTCGAGTGCTTCAACAGCAAGCGGGACTTTTGGGCTGCGGAGATCATCGACGCTCGCACGGTCGAGGGGACCGACAGGAACTACTACCAGCAGATCATCAACGAGTACGGAGAGGACTCGAACGAGGCAAGGATCGAGGTCTATGGCGAGTTCCCTGCAGAGGCAGATGGTCAGTTTATCAGCCCTACTCTGGTGGACGCTGCTGCGGCTCGTGAGTCGTACGATGACGACCTTGCTCCTGTTGTTATTGGGGTTGACCCTGCTCGTTCTGGTGCTGATAAGACAGTGGTCGCCGTCAGACGAGGACGGGATCTGATCGACATCAGGCGGTTCAGTGGGGATGACACCATGACCACCGTGGGTCGGATCGTGGACCTGATCGACGAGTACAAGCCCACCTTGGTCAATATAGATGAGGGAGGACTGGGGTATGGCATCGTGGACCGGCTGAAGGAGCAGCGGTACAAGATGGTCAAGGGTGTGAACTTCGGCTGGAAGAGTAAAAACCCAGCATCTTGGCTCAATAAGAGGGCTGAGATGTGGGGGATTATGCGTGAGTGGCTAAGGTCTGCTAGTATTCCAGCAGACAAGCTGTTGAAGACCGACTTGACTGGGCCGATGATGAAGCCTAACTCTAGTGGGTCAATCCAGTTGGAGAGTAAGAAGGAGATGAAGTCCCGCGGGATGGCGTCTCCTGACAGTGCTGATGCCCTGGCGCTGACCTTCGCCTTCCCTGTGGCAAGCCCGGAGAAGATCAAGGCCAAACAGACCAAGCAGGTGCGGAACCACAACAGCATAGCAACGAATTGGATGGGCTGTTAGATGCCAAACGCAGTAAGCATAACTCCAAATTTGACAGCATTGAGGGCATGGTCTAGGGCTGCGCCCAAGTATGCTGAAATGTACGCCTCTGCTGACAAGATGCAGGAGCGGATCAAGGAGTTGGAGGGCAAGGACAACGGCAAGGATGAGATCAAGCAGCTTCGTCAGGCCCTGTCCGAAATCCATAACGTGACGCCTTACGTTTTAGGTATTACCCTTGAAAGGGCGGCTGGTGATGTATCAGCCCAAGGAGCCTCTAATGGCAAATAAGCCAGGTTTGTACGCAAACATCAACGCTAAAAAAGAGCGAATCAAGGCAGGTTCCGGTGAAAAGATGCGGAAACCGGGTGCGAAAGGTGCCCCAACCGACAAAGCCTTTAAGGAATCGGCCAAGACTGCTAAAAAGCCGATGAAAAAGTCATGCCGTTAATCAAATCGCCTAGCAAAAAGGCCTTCCGAGAGAACGTGAAGGCTGAAAAAGAGGCCGGAAAGCCTATCAAACAGGCCGTGGCGATTGCCTACTCGGTAAAACGCAAGGCAGAAGGCAAAAAAGCTGCTCCCAAAGGGAAGAAGAAGTAAATGGCTGACCAATCAGGCATACAGACCGCAGGCAGAGTCTCCAACGGAGGCAAAGAAAAGCAGAGCAGCGAGAATGTTCTGTCCACCATGCGGCATCGCCTGACGGTGGCCATTGCTGCGTTCTCCGAAAGCCGTGAGGATGAACTGGATGACCTCCGGTTCTACGCTGGCTCACCGGACAATCAGTGGCAGTGGCCGGCTGACGTACTTCAGACCCGTGGTGCAGTGCAAGGGCAGACCATCAATGCCCGTCCCTGTCTGACCATCAACAAGTTGCCCCAACACGTTCGTCAGGTCACCAACGACCAGCGCCAGCACCGTCCATCAGGCAAGGTTATCCCTGCCAACGACCAGGCTGACCTTGAGGTGGCCGAGATCCTGAACGGTATCGTCCGTCACATTGAGTACATCAGTGATGCTGACGTGGCCTACGACACTGCCTGCGAGAACCAGGTAACGTATGGTGAGGGCTATATTCGGGTTCTGACCGAGTACATTGATGAGACTAGCTTTGATCAGGACATCAAGATTGGCCGGATCAGAAACAGCTTCTCGGTCTACATGGACCCTACGATCCAAGACCCGTGTGGTGCCGATGCCCAATGGTGCTTGATCACGCAGGACATCACCAAGGCTGAGTATGAGCGTCTGTACCCTGATGCAGCGCCCATTACGTCCATTCTGGCCCAAGGGGTGGGCGATCCTTCCATTTCGGACTGGATCAATGAGGATACGGTACGGATTGCTGAGTACTTCTGGATTGAGTACAAGAAGGCCACCCTGAACCTGTATCCCAACAACATCACGGCGTTTGCAGGTTCTCCCGAGGCCAAGCGCATTGAGGCGATGGGATTGAAGCCCATCCGTACCCGTGAATCGTCCCGCCGGATGGTGAAGTGGGGCAAGACCAACGGTTTTGAGTTTCTGGAAGGCCCGCAAGACTGGGCTGGTAAGCACATCCCTGTAGTACGGGTGGTGGGCAACGAGTTTGAGGTAGACGGCAAGCTGTATGTGTCTGGCATTGTGCGAAATGCCAAGGACGCCCAACGGATGTACAACTATTGGGTTTCACAGGAAACCGAAATGTTGGCGTTGGCACCTAAAGCACCGTTTATTGGGTACGGCGGTCAGTTTGAAGGGTATGAATACCAGTGGAAGACCGCAAATACCAACAACTGGCCGTACCTAGAGGTGAACCCTGATGTCACCGATGCCCAGGGCGGTATGTTGCCTCTGCCCCAACGTGCTATGCCACCCATGCCACAAACTGGCCTGATTCAGGCTAAAATGGGTGCTTCTGACGATATAAAGGCCACCACAGGCCAATATGATGCCTCTTTAGGCATGGCCGGTAATGAGCGTTCCGGGAAGGCTATCCTCGCCCGCGAAAGGCAAGCAGATACCGGCACCTATCACTTTGTGGATAACCTTGCCAGAGCCATCCGGCATGTTACCCGCATCATCATCGACCTGATCCCCAAGTATTACGACACCCAACGGGTGGCTCGGATCATCGGGGTTGACGGCGATACCAGCATGGCGAAGATCGACCCGACTCAACAGGAGCCGGTGCGTAAGATCATGGACATGCAGACCGGTGCTGTCATTGAGAAGATCTACAACCCCTCTGTGGGCAAGTACGATGTTGTGGTGACCACTGGCCCCAACTACATGACCAAGCGCCAAGAGGCCTTGGAGAGCATGGCGCAACTGCTGCAAGGCAACCCGCAACTGTGGGCTGTGGCAGGGGATCTGTTCGTTAAGAACATGGATTGGCCGGGCGCTCAGGAAATGGCCAAGCGGTTTGAGAAGACCATTGATCCAATGATTGTTTCGGATGATGACAAGCCGCCAGCACTGCAAGCTGCTGAACAGCAGATCCAGCAGATGGGCCAGCAGATGGAACAGATGGCGTCGATGCTTAGGAACGTCAACCAGAGCATGGAAGCCCAGGAACTCAAGATCAAAGAGTATGACGCTGAAACCAAGCGGATCTCTGCGGTATCTAGCGGCATGACGCCGGAACAGATTCAGGACATCGTCCAGGGTACGCTGTTTGCGGCCTTGGAGAGTGGCGATCTTTCTGTGGGTAGCATGGTGCCACAGGTAGAACCTCAACAACTAATGGGCGAAATGCCTCAACCTATGGGCGAAATGCCCCAACAGTAAAGGTGCAGAAATGCCAGTTAAAGACATAACAGACTGCATGGGGTATCAGCAGATCACCAGTGTTTCCACGGCAACCGGATTGACTCCTCCTAGCGGCGCTTTGAAGGCTATGATTGTGGCTGAGGGTAATGCGGTACGGTGGCGGGATGACGGTGTTGATCCCACGGCTACCGTGGGTATGCCTTTGGCTAACGGTGCTTTTATGGGCTATGACGGCGACTTGAGAAGGATCAAGTTTATTGATCAGGTTTCTGGTGCCAAACTCAACGTATCTTACTATCGGTAAACGACCATGATTGAAGTCTTTGGAAACTCTGCCGGAGATACGGCGATTGTTGGCTCCAACGGGGTTGAGGCCGGCGTTACACAGTATGGTTATTTCCGAGTAACCAATGAACCTACCGCCCTGTTTACGGATAGCTTTGACACGCTGGACACAACCAACAAGTGGACCACGAAGGTTTCGACGGGAACCACTGTCGTCACGCTAGGCAACTTGGTAATGCAGTCCAGCACGACCGCCAGCGCTTACGCAGGTATTAGCACTCAATCGTCGTTTGTCCCTGATGGTCTGAACTTCCTTGCGGAAGGCATGACGATGATCATTCCAAACGTGATTCAGGCTAACACCCTGCGCTTTTGGGGTTGGGGTGCCGTTCCTGCCACGCCTACCACTTCTGTTCCTACTGCTAACGGCGTTGGCTTTGAACTGGATGGTGCAGGCGTTATTACCTGTGTCATTTACCAGAACAGCGTAAAGACCAATACGGCAGCGTCTGGCTACACGGCCACGAACAACCTGCCGTTCTACACCGCCATCGCTCGGCGTGCAGATCGAATTGATTTCTACATCAACAGCACTGCCATTCCTGTTGCCACGTTCCTTATCCCTGCGCTGGACGTTGCGACGCTGCCAGGGTACATGATGGCGGTAAACGGCGCTGTGGCTCCGGCTGCTGCTGCTCAGTTGATTTGTACGGCCTTTGGTATCGGCACCACTGGTTGCAATACGGAGTTCATCAGCGATCCGGTCAACCCCCAGTGGCGGGCCAACGTCACCAAGCCGTCTACTGCCGCTGCTGCCGCCAACTCAGGCCTTGTTGCTGCGCTGCACCCATCAAGCCCGCTGAACGGCCAGAGCGCCCATGACGCCGTTATTGCCGGCAACCCCGTGCGTGCAGCCGGAAGGGCGCTTTCTGCCGCCTATACTACGGTTGCCACAGGTGATACGGCCGACTTCATTACGACGCTGCAAGGCGTGCAGATTGTCCGTCAGTGGCAAATCCCTGAACTTGAGTGGTCATATGCGTCTGCCGCTGGCGGCGTGGTAAACACCACGGACGTTGCGCTTGCCGCTGCTGCTGGTGCAGGTCTGCGCCGCTATATCTGCTCAATGACGCTGTCCAACAACAGCGCCACGGCAACGGAAGTAGTCTTAAAGGACGGCGCGACTATCATCTGGCGCGGGCATTTGCCGGCCAACGCTCCCATGATCGAAATTATATTTTCCAACCCGCTCAAAACTACGGCTAACGCCGCACTCAACTTTGCGTGCATCACGACTGCCGCCGCTGTTTACGTCAACGCACAGGGATACACTGCGCCATGATTACCATCAGCGAAAGCACATACTATGACGGTTTCTGGACTGTGGTTGCTGTTGTTGATAGTGCTTCTGGCAATTTTGTCGGGCCGTTCGTTTTAGAGTTGCCAGAAGATGCCACAGAAGCGGAACTAATTGCGGCGATTGAAGCAATTGTGGGGGCGTAATGAGAGGCATAGAGCAATACCTACAGGTTGATGCGGCTACCTTGGGTGCTTTGAAGTATCAAGGCACTTTGGATGCTTCCACAAACACTCCCACCTTGACTTCCAGCGTTGGGGTTCAGGGGCAGTACTACGTTGTTTCGGTGGCTGGTAGCACCAACCTGAACGGTGAAACGAATTGGCAGGTAGGTGATTGGGCGGTATTCAACGGTTCCGTATGGCAGAAGGTTGATGGTGGCTCTACGGGGCTGCTTTCTACCCTGACGGTCACGGGCAACACTTACCTTGCCACGACCTCGGGGAATGTGGGGGTAGGGACTACTTCGCCTGGATACTTGTTGTCCGTTGGTGACTCAACGGCCCCTGCCGGTGCAACTATAACAACTTCTTTGATTAGCACAGACACAACCGCTGGTGCTGTTGTTGGAATAAGAAGAAGTGCAACTGTTGCTGCCGGCGTCACAATTAACTTGTTAAAAAGTCGCGGAACCGCCGCTTCTCCTACAGCAGTTGCATCTGGAGACAGTATTTTTCTGTTGTCAGGCTCTGGGTATGGTGGAACAAACTACAGTAGCCTAGTTGGAATTCAAGGGCTTGTTGATACTTATACCAGCAATACCGACATTTCCAGTTATTTAGTGTTTTCTACAACTCCTGCTGGCTCTGTTACTAGAGCGGAGCGTATGCGTATCACTTCCACGGGCGACGTAGGGATTGGTACGACTTCTCCGGGTGCGAAATTACAAGTTGTTGGCGCGGGAATCTTTCAATTAGATGGCGCAGGGTCTACAACGCCATTAGTTCTTCGCAACAACAACACTACATCAGTTCAAGCCGTTAAGCTCGGGTTTGATAGTAGTGGGGCAATTAAATCGTCTATCAACGCCGCTGTGTACGGCAATGATTACATGACGTTTAACGTTGGTAGTGATACCGAACGTATGCGTATCGACTCCAGCGGAAACCTCGGGATTGGTACGAGTTCGCCGGGTGCAAAACTGGACGTATCTGGTGGCGACATTCGATTAGCCACTAATGCAACATATTACCGATCCGTCACATCAGGTGGAACAAGCGTGCGAATGCTTGGGATCAATGCAGGTAATGTTGCCTATATAGGCCCGATTGATTCAGGCCCAACTGATGCAATATTTAACGCATCAAGTACGTCTACTGTAGCCGCGTTTTATACGAGCGGTACAGAAAAGATGCGCCTTGACTCCAGCGGAAACCTCGGCCTCGGGGGTACGCCTGCGGCTTGGGGTAGTACTTCAAGAGCATTAGGTGTTGCGGCTTCTACTGCCGCTTTTGTCTCTGGTCGCACTGATGCGTACCGTTTGCACGTTGGTC